TTATTGTTCAACCTATATTTCTTTTTTCAGGAAACCTATACCTTTCTTTGGCAAAAGGTATATGTTTCTTTGGCAAAAGGTATATGTTTTCTTTGGCAAAAGGTATATGTTTTCTACCTCTATATGTAGGGTGTTTATATGATAGAGGTTTACTCTTGGAAAAGATGGGGGCGACGGGGTATCATGCCGCCGCCCTCTCCCGGAACTACTACTCTTCGTTCTGAAGCATCTTCTCCAATTCCTCGATGGACTTGTTTTCGAGTGCCTGGTCTTGCTTCTTTGCGATGAGTTCGAGAATCTTTCGATTGTTCTCACGGGCAGCGGCACGGCGATGAGCCTTGTCCTCTTCTGCCTGCTTGGTGGTGTAGATGTCCTTCAGGATGCGGAAGGTCAGTTCGTCGATGGTCTCTTCCGTCTGTGCCGATGGCTTCAGGAAGTCCAGTTCGCTGTCGCCCGTCACGCCCTTCTGGTCGTTGATACGGCGACGGATGGCCTTTGCCAACTCGCCGATTTCGTCCTTCGACAAGTCCCACAGCTGTTCTACACTCAGCATCCCGCGATTGGTTTGGATGCGTAACTTCTTTCTCGATGCAATCTTATACATAGTCGTAATGATTAAATGTGATTAAAACTTGATTCTGATGATACGGCTGTCGGTGCCCGTGGTGCGCACTACCATTTCGTCGCGCACGGTGGCATTGAAGCCTAAGCCTGATAGTTGGCCGTCGGTGCTTTCGACCTGCTGCGTCTGTCCGAGCACTTCCATCACCTTGCGATGATCTAAGAGGTCGGCGGTCAGGAACTCGTTGTGGAAGCCACGGATGGCACGGGGTGCCTTGGCTCCGTCGAGCATGAAGAAGTAATGCTTGTGGCCCGTCTCGCTCTGCCAGTAGTTTGGCGAGAGGCAAACGAGGTTGACGCGGTGGAACTCGCAGGTGCGCAGTCCGTAGATTTCGCGTACTATGCCGCTGCCGTCCTTCAGGTAGTCGCTGTGCTTGATGTTGGCCAGTCGCCCGTCCTTGATGGTGACGGTTGCGATGTCGGCGCGTCGCTCGATGGTGTGCGGTATCTCGTACTGGAACACCTCGTCACCGATGGCGATTTCCGCTTTGGTTGTGGTGTTGGCTCCGCGGTCGTAGTTGATGATGAAGAACTGATAGTCGCCGTCCTTCAACTTGTCGGGGTCAGTCCAGAAGATGTTCTCCACACCGATATGCACAGGTCGTATCATGTCGATGTCGAGCATACCACCACAGACGGGTGTCTTGCGTCCCTTGTATGTGGAGTAGTAAATCTCCGTTCCAGTCGGCTCGATGGCGTGTGCGTCGAGGTCGCAGATGTCCTGCCCGTTCTCGTTCCAAAGGATTGAGAAACGGAAGTAAGCATCGACGAAACCGCCAGCCTGCTTCACCGCCTCGCGTATCTCTGACTTTCCGGCAAGGTTGCCGTTGTACGTCCAACCGAAGTTGTTAGGCCATTTGAAGATGGGCTTCGAGTCAGCCACAGCGGGAGCCGTCAGCGTCACGAAGTTCTTCTCCATGCGGTTCTGTAGATAGACCTCCACAGCCTTGCACGTCGGCAGGATGTCGCGCATGAACTCGTCGATGCCTACCACGGGCACACCGTCAAACTCGCTGCTCTTGTGGCGTGTGGCCGTTGGTTTCAGTCCGTCGAAGATGCTCACGGGTTTTACGCTTCCGTCGCCAGAGTTGGCATGAAGAATGTCACAAACCTTGATGTCCTCCATCGTGGCGCAACGGCGGTTGAACGACTGCTCGTAGCCGTTCTCCGTCACGAAAGCCTTGGCCGCGTCAATCATCTGCTGAGTGATGGGAGCCTTCGCCTTCATGTAGTTGGCAGGATCAACCCGCTTGTTCCAGTCGGTGCAAGCCTTCGCCAACTCCTTGCCCTCGGCCAACTCCGTGCAGAGCGTGCCGATGAGTTCCGTGCGGAATCGGGCAAACGGGTACTTGTAGGATGTGACCCACAGCCAGTTGTCGCGCTTCTCCTGGGGAATGTCGGCATACTCGCGGGCCTTCGTCAGGTAGTCCTCCACCTTCGGCAGATAGGTGTCACCGTTCAGCAGCGAACCTTGATTGATAAGGTCGGCCACCAGTGCCAGCGTGTCCGTGCCGATGGTGTTCAGCCCCTTCTCCAGTTGCACCTTGTCCTCACGGTAGCGAGCCGTAAGGCTGTCGGGCGTTTCGTTGGTGAAGGTCACGAACTCACGGCGCAAGCGTACCATGAAGTGATGGAACGTATAGACGCGCCCTGCTTCCACCACGCCGTACTTGTCGGCTTCCTCCTGCGTGTACTGCTTCACGTTCTGACTGATACCCAGTGCAAAGTCCTCGGCGTTCTTGTTCGTCTGCTCGTAGGGTAGGAAGTTCAGATTGTTGAAGGTCTCAACAAACACGCCACCGATGGGCGCACCCTTCAGCAGCTCGCTCATCAGTCGGAATGACTCGCGGTACTCGTCGCTCGTCTCACCGTCGTACATCGTGATGATGTTCAAGTCCTCATCAACCGCCACGATGTTGCCGTAACGCTCGAAGAAGTTCCGGCAGGTGTTACAGTTGTGTTCACTCGATTGCGGGTCACGGAACACGGGGTCTTCGCCGAAGCCTCGCATATAGGTTTCCCATACTTGCCGTCCCGTCACCGTCGAGCGGAACAACTTGCCTCTCTCGCTCAGGCTGTTAAACTGCGCCTGAAACAGCTCTTTTACTTTCTCGTTCATAGTTCCTTTTGTTTTAATTGTGAGAAAATTGGGTTATTTAATTCGTTCAATTCGTGTAATTCGTGTTCAAAGAAAACGAGAGGCACCCTCGTCGGATGTCTCTCGATGTCGATTGCGATGTCTGCCGATTACGGCTCCAGCCCCCCGCCCGTGTCCTGACTGCCACCGCCCTGCTGGGTGCCGCCGTTGTTGTCGCCAGTGTTACCACCCTGTGCGGGTTCGTCGTCGTTGGGGATGGCAGTGTCGGTTGCTACCATCTTAACCTTTTGTGCCTGCTTGCTCAGTGCAAACTGCTTGCTGAACTTCACGCCGATCGTGGCACCAAGCACCCAATTAAGGCGGTCAGTAGTCAGGTCGCTTTCCTCGGCACGGGTGCGGACGGGAACGCTTGGGTCTGCCGTGTGGGCTGCCGTGGTCTCGCGCTCGATGTCGGCATCACTCACGCTGCCGTTCACCTTCGGGTAGATGCTGACCATCTTTGTGCCCGTATGGTCGGCAAGGCTAATGCGGTTGCTCTCCAACACTTCCTCGCTCACGATGTCGGCGATGGCTGCGATGACCGTTGTCACCTCGTAAGCCTTTACGCCGGTACGAGCGGCAATCTTTTCAGCCAACTCGGCGTTGGTGATCTCGTTGTTAATCACCGCTTCGGCAAAGAAGCTGTGGCTGCCCTGCTGGGCACTCGTCGGGTTGTATTCGCGAACCCTGTACTTAACTTTACTCATTGTCGTATCGTTTTAATTGTTCAATGTCGTTCATATCAAGAATTAGAGAATTGGGGAATTACCAGCCTTTGATGTCGTACAAGTCTTGGAGAGCATCGTCTATTCGACTGAGACTGCCGCCACCGACTGAGCGATACTTCTTGAACTCACGGCGAGTGATACGCAGAAGGTCGCCCACGGTCTTGATATTGTTGTTGTCGAATAGTTTTTCAAGCCTTACGCCATAGCCAGGGTCCCAACCTCTCCTGTGAATGTGGTTGGTGATTTCTTCTACTGGTGCCATGTCCGCTTCATCACTCCACCACCGATTAGGGTCTTGTTTCGGTTCAAGTTGTGCAAGCCGCTCTTTCAGTTCATCGCGCTCTTGCTCAATCTTCATATATTCGTCACGCAATTTGCGGCTCCATTCCAGGTGCTCATCATATTGGGCTTTCAGCTTCTCTAATTCCGAACCGTTATCTACCCAATCGACATCGTGTGGGTGGTCTGTGTAGATGACCTGTTCCACATTCAACAGATGGAAAGGTGATGGCTGTTCGTTTTTCCACGATTTGGGATGTACTGTAACTCGCGCTGTTTCTCTGTCGTGAATTACCATTAGCGTTTCGGCCTCATTGATGAAGCGGTCGCCATTGTTTGTCTTTACGATAATCATAGTTCCTTTTGTTATATTTTCGGGTTTTTAATCTTTCGCCATTTCTTGCTCTTCTTGTTTGGATCGGGCTTACGAGCCAGCCGTTCTAATTTGTTTTGCCATTTCTGGCCACTCTTTGTCTCTCGATACGTGTTGATGCGGTCTTCCATACGGTTGTCGTATTCATCACGATGTGCTACGTGGGTGAGGTGCCAACCGCAACATGCCTTGCAATAGTATGGATGTAACCGCTCGCCACCTTGTATCTCGTCGGCATTCCATTTGAGGAAGTCCTGTGCCTTCCGTTCGGTCTCGAACAACATCTTCTGCTTCCCACAATCTGGGCAGAATATTCTATGAGTTGGTTTCATTATTCGTTCAATTCGTTCAATTCGTGTTCAAAGAAAAAGAGAGGCAGGCCGTGGTGGTCTGTCTCTCCGACTTATCTGTTCGTCCTATCAAGTAGGCTGTGGTAGAGTCAATCCTTTACGGCTCCAGCCCCCCGCCCGTGTCCTGACTGCCACCGCCCTGCTGGTTGCCGCCGCCAGTGTCGCCAGAGTTACCACCTTGTGCGGGTTCGTCGTCGTTGGGGATGGCTGTGTCGGTTGCCACCATCTTCACCTTTTGAGCTTGCTTGCTCAGAGCAAACTGCTTGCTGAACTTCACGCCGATCGTGGCACCAAGCACCCAATTAAGGCGGTCGGTAGTCAGGTCGCTTTCCTCGGCACGGGTGCGGACGGGAACGCTTGGGTCAGCTGTGTGGGCTGCCGTGGTCTCGCGCTCGATGTCCGCATCACTCACGCTGCCGTTTACCTTCGGGTAGATGCTGACCATCTTTGTGCCCGTGTGGTCGGCAAGGCTAATGCGGTTGCTCTCCAGCACCTCCTCGCTGATAATGTCGGCGATGGCTGCGATGACCGTTGTCACCTCGTAAGCCTTTACACCAGTACGAGCGGCAATCTTTTCAGCCAACTCGGAGTTGGTGATTTCGTTGTTAATTACCGCTTCGGCAAAGAAGCTGTGGCTGCCCTGCTGGGCACTCGTCGGGTTGTATTCGCGAACCCTGTACTTCACTTTACTCATTGTCGTATCGTTTTATTTGGTTTAGATAATAGCCTTCAAGATTCTCGATGTACTTGATAACTCCTTCCTTTTCGAGTTGCCGAATGGCTTCCATGAATTGGAACGTGGAGTATTCCGCTTTTGTTGCTTCCTCGATGTACTTGGCTTCGTGATTGCCTTTCTCGATGGCTCGCAATATCTTTGGCCGAAGTTGTTCGACCGTATAAACGTGGATGCTCATAGTTCCTTGTTGTTAAGTTGTTCGATAATACGCTTTTCTCTGTCCGATAATTCTACATCACGCTCAAAGCCTTTCTTGTGACGTTGCAACTCGTCCGCGATGCGGTCGCTGAATAGGATGCCACCGCCAAAGATACGCTGACCGCCTCCAAGTGCTCGCAAAGCGTCGAGGTTGGTGACGTACACACATTCGTCTTTCGGTATCTTCAATTCGATGCCACGAGAGAGGAATTTCCCGACCTGCCCCGGATTGATAGCGTTAGGTGGATAGTTCTTTTTCTCCGTCGGATGTTCGGTTACACCTGCCACGTCGTTCAGTTGCTTCTTCAGCGATGGGCACAGCCATACTTTCGGCTCGTCCGTGAAGTTCGTGATGAACGATGTTTTAACGATGGCACCATTCGCATACTTGACGCTTGCATCGGTTAGGATGGTGCAAGATGCTCGACAGTCGAAGCACGTCAGATGTGGCGCGAATAAGAAGTACTGGATGCCAACGGCCTCGTACCATTGAGCAATTTGCGACACAATGCTGAATGGTGGATTGTCTATTACCACGCAGTCGTCGGGATAGCCGAATTTCTTATAGTCGCCTCCAGGATAGAACGGCCTCACGATTGGTCGGTCAGTCAGGTCAATCAGCGTACCAGCGAAATTCTTTACCACCTCATAAACGGCTGGAGGTGTATAGCAATCGTCGGTGGTCTTCTTCGTGCTGTCCTCATGCTTCTGCACAAACGATTCGTAGTCCTCAAACTTCTCGTTCTTGCCGATGCGCTTGACAGGCGATTGTATCACCTCATCTCCGAATAGTGATAATTGTTCCGTCATATTATATTCCTTTCGTTGGTTTCTGATTCATAAAAGTCTTCGCATTTCCCCAAAAAGCCTTCATCACTATCATGGAGCTTGTTGCATATAAGTTTGTACGGCTTTCCCGACCAATCGCAAAAGATGTCCGTGCAATGGTCGCAGAAGAAGCATGACCTTGGATGTGCATTTATCACATACATGCCACATTCGTATTCCCTTGTCGGTTCTTCTCTTGGTACCATATCAATTCGTTCAATTCGTGTTCAAAAGAAAAAGAGAGGCACCATTGCGGATGTCTCTCGATGTCGATTGCGATGTCTGCCGATTACGGCTCCAGCCCCCCGCCCGTGTCCTGACTGCCACCGCCCTGCTGGTTGCCGCCGTTGTTGCCGCCAGTGTTACCACCTTGTGCGGGTTCGTCGTCGTTGGGGATGGCAGTGTCGGTTGCTACCATCTTAACCTTCTGCGCCTGCTTGCTCAGTGCAAACTGCTTGCTGAACTTCACGCCGATTGTGGCACCAAGCACCCAATTAAGGCGGTCGGTAGTCAGGTCGCTCTCCTCTGCACGGGTGCGGACGGGAACGCTTGGGTCTGCCGTGTGGGCTGCTGTGGTCTCGCGCTCGATGTCGGCATCACTCACGCTGCCGTTCACCTTCGGGTAGATGCTGACCATCTTCGTGCCCGTGTGGTCGGCAAGGCTAATGCGGTTACTCTCCAACACCTCCTCGCTGATAATGTCAGCGATGGCTGCGATGACCGTTGTCACCTCGTAAGCCTTTACGCCAGTACGAGCGGCAATCTTTTCAGCCAACTCGGCGTTGGTGATCTCGTTGTTAATCACTGCTTCGGCAAAGAAGCTGTGGCTGCCCTGCTGGGCACTCGTCGGGTTGTACTCCCGAACCCTGTACTTAACTTTACTCATTGTCGTATCGTTTTAATTGTTCAACCTATATTTCTTTTTTCAGAAAACCTATACCTTTCTTTGGCAATTTATTCGTCTTTAATCTTTCCGATGATGTCACGCAGACCAGTGAACACCGGCATGGGCACGGCCTTCACTTCGGGGAATACGAGGTACTTCATCGCTTCGGGCAATTCCTTCTCGACGTTCTTTTCAGTCTTCAGAGCCACCAAAGCGTCATAGACTTGCTCACCGAACTCGTCGCGCTCCTTTTCGAGTTGCTTGGCCTTGGCGTGCAACTTGCGGACGGTTTCGTACTCCTTTGCCTCGACCGTGATGTATGTGCTGTTACCTGGAATCTTGAACGACAGCTTTACGGGGATGTTCGACTCGCGGCTCGTCCATCCGTTCGGATTGTCCTTGATGGCCGTGATGCTTGCACCCGTGCTGTAACCGAAGTAAGTGCTGTATTCGTTGACACAAGCGATGACGGGCGCAGGGATGTACTTTCGCACAAGCACCTGACCTGCCTCGTTCAACTTCTTGTAGGCATTCTCAATCTTCTTTGAATATGCCTTGTTCTTCATCTTCGACGCGGCTTCCTCGGCCATCGTCTTTGTAATTCTTCTGTTCATAGTTCCTTTTGCTGATTGTTAATGCTTGCGGTTCTGCTTTGCCAACTGCTTGCGCTTTATCTGATTGTGTCTCCATTTCGTTGAACCAACGTAATAGCGTCCGAATACGTCAGGAGGTGTGCCCCATGATGGAGAGGGAACCAATGTCGGCACCTCTGGGCGATTTACGATGGGCAGAGCCTTTGCATCTTCGTTAGCACTTGCGCCGCTTGCGGCAATCATTCCGGCCATAGCCATTAAAACTGATTTTTTCAAATTACCTTTCATAATTCCTTTTGTTTTTAAGTTATAAAAAAGAAAAGGCATCGAATTCGACACCTTTTCCGTGATTTCTGTGATTTCTGTGTGACATTACGGCTCCAGCCCCCCGCCCGTGTCCTGACTGCCACCGCCCTGCTGGTTGCCGCCGTTGTTGTCGCCAGAGTTACCACCTTGTGCGGGTTCGTCGTCGTTGGGGATGGCTGTGTCGGTTGCTACCATCTTAACCTTTTGTGCCTGCTTGCTCAGTGCAAACTGCTTGCTGAACTTCACGCCGATTGTGGCTCCAAGCACCCAATTAAGGCGGTCGGTAGTCAGGTCGCTCTCCTCGGCACGGGTGCGGACGGGAACGCTTGGGTCAGCTGTGTGGGCAGCTGTGGTCTCGCGCTCGATGTCGTTCATTCTTTTTCAAAATACTTATTCATTGCTACGGTTCTGCCTTCCGATTCCTTTACGTTATCATCGTAGATTTCGTAGCCGCACCGCTGATACCAGGGGATGAGAAACGTGTCCTTTCGGGCAACCACTACGACCTGCTGCAAGCCTAACTCCTTCGCCTTTTCCTCTGCGAACTTTAGCATGACGTTGCCCAATCCCTTGCGTCTAACCGACGGGTGAACCATGAGCGACTGGATGGTGCCGTAGTAGTTGCGCTCTTCGTTGTTCTCGACGCACAGCTCAATCGTTGCCAGTCCGTCGTTGGTGATGAGTGTGTACGACTTTCCCCACCACCATTCGTTTTCGTGAGTGATGATATTTCTCATTCTTAGCCCTCCTTTTCGATGATTTCCTTTACTTCGTCCTGCGTGAAGATGAAGTCCTTGCCGTATGCTTGCAAGCAGCAGCAGGTTATCTCCGCACCGATAGACTTATAGTATTCTGCGACGTGAAAGAGGTCTGGGACGGCCTGCGGGTTGAACTGCTCCTTGTGTTCCTTGATGCGGTGTATCGCATTGTAGCGGTGCAATCCAATCTCGCTCATCATCAGTCCGTAGTCGAGCCAGCCTTTCTTCTGACTTTCCTCTTCGATGCCCGGAGGTGTCGGCTCTTCCTGCTGCATCTTGTCGATGATGCCCTTCACTAAGTTCAGAGCCTCAATCTCGGCAGCTGCCAAGCACTCTTCGGTCGTACCCAATGGATTCGGGTCGCAATTACTTTTAAGCCCATTGACTATCTTGTCAATCTCGGCTTTCACTCTTTCTGCGTCAATGTACTTCATAGTTCCTTTTAATTAAAAGAGAGCCGACGCGATGCGCCAGCCCTCAATGTTCAATGTTCAATGTTCAATGGTGAATCATCCCTCCAGTTCCCCGCCCTGCTGGTTGCCGCCGTTGTTGCCGCCAGTGTTACCACCTTGTGCGGGTTCGTCGTCGTTGGGGATGGCTGTGTCGGTTGCCACCATCTTAACCTTTTGTGCCTGCTTGCTCAGTGCAAACTGCTTGCTGAACTTCACGCCGATCGTGGCACCAAGCACCCAATTAAGGCGGTCGGTAGTCAGGTCGCTCTCCTCGGCACGGGTGCGGACGGGTACGCTTGGGTCAGCCGTGTGGGCTGCTGTCGTCTCGCGCTCGATGTCTGCATCACTCACGCTGCCGTTCACCTTCGGGTAGATGCTGACCATCTTTGTGCCCGTGTGGTCCGCCAGGCTAATGCGGTTGCTCTCCAACACTTCCTCGCTGATAATGTCAGCGATGGCTGCGATGACCGTTGTCACCTCGTAAGCCTTTACGCCAGTACGAGCGGCAATCTTTTCAGCCAACTCGGCGTTGGTGATTTCGTTGTTAATTACCGCTTCGGCAAAGAAGCTGTGGCTGCCCTGCTGGGCACTCGTCGGGTTGTACTCCCGAACTCTGTACTTAACTTTACTCATTGTCGTATCGTTTTAATCGTTCGATGTCGTTCATTTGTTATTCTCTGTTGAAATGATAGCCGTAGCGTTCCTGAAACATGCTGTCGATGAAGTCCGGCACGCGGTCTTCTCGCTGCTGATTCAGCGTGAGCAGGTCGGTGTAGTAATTCAGTGCCGTAAGAAATTTACGGTCGTTGGGTACGCTGCCGCCCTCGATGCCGAAACGCTTCTGAGCGTATTGCAACTCGCATACGAGCCGATGATTGTGCGTAAACTCTGCCGTATTGCCCCAAACGAGCAACATGGCGCAGATGATAGCGCACGTCTCAGTATTGACGATGGGGATGCCCGTGTCAAGTGCTGACTGATACATCGCCCATCGTTCTTTGTACTCCTTGGTGTCGAAGATGCTACTCATCGTCTCCTTCTTCGTCGTATGGATAATCAATATTCCATTTCCCGTTGTCATATTCCACGAGTTCAGCGTTTGGGAGTATATAGTTAAGACCTGGGCACTCCAATAGCATGTATGGGTATATGAAAGGCAATGGCTTTCCATCCCTCTTGTAGATTTTACTCACGCATGGTAAGAAAAAGATGTCGTTCAGATTCTTGCCCGTAAACTTGATTCGTCTTACTTCTTTTGCCATAATTCGTGTCATTCGTGTTCAACCTTGAATGTCTCACTCACCTTGCCGCTCTTGTCGAGTGCCTCGCCAAGTGCGCCCTTAATCGGTTCTTCACGTTCCCAATCGTGTTTGTCGAGGTCGTAAAGTTCACCGATAGCGTCGTTCTGGATGATGCCAGAGAAACCGCGACGGCGCAACTCATAGACGATGTTCAGCGTCGTGGCTTCTGCGAGGTTGCTCGTCGTGCTGCCCTCGTTCTCCTTGATGAAGGCTGAAATCTTCGCGTCCCATTCCGTTTCAAGTGCCATGCGCTTCTGTCCGAATCCGATACGCGACTGATGCAACTTGGAGATTTCCTTTTGCAACTCGTCGATTTGGCGGTGCTTTGCGGCAATCTCTTCTTTTACCTCACCTTGCAACATTGCCACCTGACGGATAGCGTTGCCTTTCTTGTTCTTCAACTCTCTGACTTGGCTGTCAAATTCTGTTCTTGTCATAGTTCCTTTGTTTTTATTGATGAATAATTAAAGTAAAATAGAAAGGGCAGGCACCTTGTCGATGTCTGCTCTTTCCGTGATTTCTGTGATTTCTGTCTGCCGATTACGGCTCCAGCCCCCCGCCCGTGTCCTGACTGCCACCGCCCTGCTGGTTGCCGCCGTTGTTGCCGCCAGTGTTACCACCCTGTGCGGGTTCGTCGTCGTTGGGGATGGCTGTGTCGGTTGCCACCATCTTAACCTTTTGAGCCTGCTTGCTCAGTGCAAACTGCTTGCTGAACTTCACGCCGATTGTGGCACCAAGCACCCAATTAAGGCGGTCGGTAGTCAGGTCGCTTTCCTCGGCACGGGTGCGGACGGGAACGCTTGGGTCTGCCGTGTGGGCTGCTGTGGTCTCGCGCTCGATGTCCGCATCACTCACGCTGCCGTTCACCTTCGGGTAGATGCTGACCATCTTTGTGCCCGTGTGGTCCGCCAGGCTGATGCGGTTACTCTCCAACACTTCCTCGCTGATAATGTCGGCGATGGCTGCGATGACCGTTGTCACCTCGTAGGCCTTTACGCCAGTACGAGCGGCAATCTTTTCAGCCAACTCGGCGTTGGTGATTTCGTTGTTAATCACTGCTTCGGCAAAGAAGCTGTGGCTGCCCTGCTGGGCACTCGTCGGGTTGTACTCCCGAACCCTGTACTTGACTTTACTCATTGTCGTATCGTTTTTAATTGTTCAACCTATACTTCTTTTTTCAGGAAACCTATACCTTTCTTTGGCAAAAGGTATATGTTTCTTTGGCAAAAGGTATATGTTTTCTACCTCTATATGTAGGGTGTTTATATGATAGAGGTTTACTCACGTCGCAGGAGCATTCAGAAACTTGTTGATGAAGTATATCTGACCCTTGCCCGTGACCTTGGTAGTGTTGCGCGTCCTCATTTCTCCGTTCACGCTGAACACGTTTTGCTTCATCGTGAACAATCCTTGCTCGATATACTGCTGATAAGGCTGATTAAACCTTTCACCATAAGCGCAAAGGTAATGATTATCGCGCAACCACTGAAACAACCGCTTTTCGCCTATCTGATAGCCGTTTTGTGCTATCATCTTGGCAAGTTCACCGATTAGGCATGAAGACGTAGAGCCTTCCACCGCGTCGGCATAGACTATCTTCGGGCGGTTCTCCAGTTCCTTCTGCTCCAGTCGCTCCACCTCCTGCTGTGCTGCCAAACGCTCTTTGCGCTCCTTTTGCAAGGTTTGCATGAGTAAGATTGCATTTTCGGGGTCAGCCAATATGCTTTCGATGGTCGTGGCGGTTGCGTAGGCACCATGTTTGCGGATGCTTGGCAGAACTTCACCACATACCCAGTCTTGGAACGGCTCGGCTTGTGGCTTGTCGCTTCGCATGATTACTTTGTAGAGGTTCTGCTCGTTGACGAAATACATCTGTTGAACTCCGCCAGCGGTAGGGGTGTCAATTTGAGTGACCCCCTTTGCGTTCAGTCGGTCTTTGGTAGGGCTGACCCTCAAATCCAAGACCTTGCAAATGTCAGCAAGGCAGAACAATGGATTGTCTGCCGTTCCTGCTGTTCGGATGGTTCCGAATTGGTCGTTGTTGAAAATTTGAATCTCGTTCATGATGGTCGTTGTTTAATGTTAAACATGTAACCCCATTCAGTTTGCACGACATAGATTTTATCGTGCTGCGGTTCTTCTCTCCGCTGCCTTATTGCTCTATCCATGATGCAAGACCGCAAAGTAAAACCAAAACAATAGGGGCAATTATCCCATACTTCACCCACTCGGCACGACTGAAACCCTCGCTTCGGTAGTCTGCCATCATAATTTCAAAGAACGCTTTCATAGTTGTTACGCTTTAACGGTTTCCTTAATGTTCGCCAATAGTTCAAATGCCGGACGTTGGAAGATTGCGCCTACTGGGTCGGTGGCGCATCTGTCCCAAATCTCGGCATATTCCTTGATTGCCTTGGCATCTTTGTCTTTCAGGAAGTTCACGACTTCATCTTGACCGCCGTTGACAATCATCATCAGCAGACACACAAACGTCATGCGAATCGTTTGCAACTCTTCACGTTCTTCTTCTGAGGTTACAGGAACCTCCACGATTTTCTTTTGCTTACCCATGATTGAAATAGAATTAAGTTGTAGGCAAAGGAAAGCGACTGCCATTTTGCGCTGCTTACAACATCATAGCTGCTCGAATAGCAGAGACGTTACGCTTAATGGTAGTCGCTTAGACTTAATTCCAATAAAGTGCTGTCTCTTTACACTCGCCGCTGTTGGCTGTAAGACTTGTTAGCCAACTTGACGCGTGGCTGTTCGAGCGGACACACCGCTATGACGTTGTAAGCGGTGGCAAAGATAAGCACTTTATTTCAATCTTGCAAACTTTCTTTGAATTATTTTTTGTGGGTTTTCGGGATATATCTAAAGATATATAAAATTTCTTAATGAAAAGAGAGAGCGACAAAATTTGCCAATCTCTCCATCGTTTTCGGGTCTTTGGTCGGACTATCCTTCAAGTTCGCCTGGAGGGTTGTTGTTGCCACCGCCCTGCTGGTTGCCGCCGTTGTTGTCGCCAGAGTTACCACCTTGTGCGGGTTCGTCGTCGTTGGGGATGGCTGTGTCGGTTGCCACCATCTTAACCTTTTGTGCCTGCTTGCTCAGTGCAAACTGCTTGCTGAACTTCACGCCGATCGTTGCACCAAGCACCCAATTAAGGCGGTCAGTAGTCAGGTCGCCCTCCTCGGCACGGGTGCGGACGGGTACGCTTGGGTCTGCTGTGTGGGCAGCTGTGGTCTCGCGCTCGATGTCCGCATCACTCACGCTGCCGTTTACCTTCGGGTAGATGCTGACCATCTTTGTGCCCGTGTGGTCGGCAAGGCTAATGCGGTTGCTCTCCAACACCTCCTCGCTCACGATGTCGGCGATAGCCGCGATGACCGTTGTCACCTCGTAAGCCTTTACGCCAGTACGAGCGGCAATCTTTTCAGCCAACTCGGCGTTGGTGATCTCGTTGTTAATCACCGCTTCGGCAAAGAAGCTGTGGCTGCCCTGCTGGGCACTCGTCGGGTTGTACTCCCGAACTCTGTACTTCACTTTACTCATTGTCGTATCGTTTTAATTGTTCTAAATCTTGCATTATTTCGTTTCGTTGATGTTCATTTCTCCGTTCATAACCTTGTCCGTCTGGCGGTCTTTGATGTTCTGAAACTCGATGGAGCAGAACAGCGAGCAGTCGGGCACGATGGCTTTCACATCGTCGCCACGGCTGGGGTCGAGTTCGTCAAGCCATATCCTGCCGTGTTCATCTTTCAGACACGTTGCACCCACCTTGCGTTCAATCTCTGCCATGCGTCGGAAGCGGTCGGGAAAGTCCCTGCGTATCTTGTTCCAATAGCCGATGCCACCCTTCACGCAGCCGATACAATTATTATTGTTGTAGCCCATTCGGTACATCGTCGGGATTTCGATACCAGCCATTTGAAGCATCCCCAGCGCGTCCTGCTTGGTGATCATCTTCTCGATGAGCGGAAAGAGTGGCTTTGTGCGAGGGTTCTGCTGCTTGAAGCGGATAGCACGATTCACCTCACGCTCGCAGAAGTCGAAGCCCCACACCTGGCCGTCCCACTCGCCAACTTCATCCTCGAACTTGTAGCGCACCTGCTTCTTCAGTAGTGAGGTGCAAGCCGCGCCGTGTGGCCCGTTGATGTAGGTCTTTCGGATGAGCACGTCTTCCACGTCCTTGTATTCCGTGCTTCTGATGACCTCGATACGTTGGCCGTACCATCGTTCGCAGTCCTTCAGGAATCGCTCGTTGTCGGGGTGTCCGCTGCCTGTCTCGATATATACGATGCGCACGTCCCGATACATTTGCAAAGCCATTTTGCAAGCGACGGCAGACGTGGCACCGCATGAGAACCATGCTATTACCATAAACTATTCGTTAAAGATGACTACCATTGACGGGAATGGTGCGCCTTGATCCGCACCGCCAAACTTTAACCGACCGCGAATGAATCGCAGTTCTGCCTTGTGGTAGATGTAGTCGTGAAAGTACGACGTGTCGGTTCGGGCTGGTATCAGCATCACAACGAGCGTTCCCTTTTGCGCTTCGTCGTGGCACTTCTTTACCCAGTGTTTGATGGCTGATCCGTATGGTGGGTTACAGAATACGCGATGCCCTGCCCAATCTTGTTTCAGTCCATCGTCTTCGGGTGTGAAGTACGTCTTGCATTTGGCATTGTCAGGCAAAGCGCATGGGTCGAGCGTGAAGTGGAACTCTTCGTTTAGTTTGTCGAAGAAGTCCTGCGGTGTCGCCCATAGGTCGGTGTTGCTACTGAATAGCCCTTTTGTCATCTTGTTGCTCATAATCGTCAATTAAAAGAGAGCACCATTGCTGATGCTCTCACGTTCAACTTATCTGTTGGCTTCCCAGGGCCTTGTGGTAGAGTCAATCCTTTACGGCTCCAGACCCCCGCCCGTGTCCTGACTGCCACCGCCCTGCTGGTTGCCGCCGTTGTTGTCGCCAGTGTTACCACCCTGTGCGGGTTCGTCGTCGTTGGGGATGGCTGTGTCGGTTGCCACCATCTTAACCTTTTGTGCTTGCTTGCTCAGTGCAAACTGCTTGCTGAACTTCACGCCGATCGTCGCACCAAGCACCCAATTAAGGCGGTCGGTAGTCAGGTCGCTTTCCTCGGCACGCGTGCGGACGGGAACGCTTGGGTCTGCCGTGTGGGCTGCTGTGGTCTCGCGCTCGATGTCGGCATCACTCACGCTGCCGTTCACCTTCGGGTAGATGCTGACCATCTTTGTGCCCGTGTGGTCCGCCAGGCTAATGCGGTTACTCTCCAACACTTCCTCGCTGATAATGTCGGCGATGGCTGCGATGACCGTTGTCACCTCGTAAGCCTTTACGCCAGTACGAGCTGGCGAGGCTGGTGCTTGGCCTTGATTTCTTCTACTGTCATAGTTCCTTTGGGTTATAATCTTTGATTGCTTCTAAAAACTTTGCCTTGGTCTTGTATATCTTCAGGCCGATGCGATAGTGCCGATAGGCTCTGCCCTTCGGCTCTCCGTTCTTGAATGGTACGTGGTCGCACCATCCCAGCTGATTGTCCTCACTGGCATACGTCGTGGTATGCTCGTCTTCCATCGACATGTGGCTGACGAAGTGGAACTTTACCTTTTCTAATTCTTCGATGGTCATTATTCGCCCTCCTTGATTAGTTCGTGTCCGTCATATCCACACCACGCACACTTTCCCGATGCTACTTGTGGTGCCCAGTTCTCGCGTCCGCATTTCGGACAGCGAATCAATAAGAGTGTGTCGCTCTCAGGGTAGTATTCCACACCCTGCGCCAACCATTTCGATTTCTCCTTTGCCATAGGTCATTTGCCATCTCTCATTCTTTGCCTCCATTCCTCAAACTCTCTATGCTTCTTCCTTGAATGCAAAATCTGATAGATAAGCCATATAATGCCTATCACAATTAGGATTAAAATCGGAATCCATAACGGTGATAATACCCACCACCATGACCAGTCGATTACTTTACAAAGTTTCAGCACGATGAATGCTACTGTCAGCAGGCTTGTGAATATGCCTGTCACTTGATTGTTTGATGATTGTTCTGCCATTTTCTTCTGGGTTTTAATAGTTCCTTTTATTAAAAAAACGAAGAGGAAAGACCAACATCTTCCCTCTTACATCATACATCATACATCCGAAGGCCTACGGCTCCAGACCCCCGCCCGTGTCCTGACTGCCACCGCCCTGCTGGGAGCCGCCGTTGTTGCCGCCAGTGTTACCACCTTGAGCGGGTTCGTCGTCGTTGGGGATGGCTGTGTCCGTTGCAACCATCTTAACCTTTTGAGCCTGCTTGCTCAGTGCAAACTGCTTGCTGAACTTCACGCCGATCGTGGCACCAAGCACCCAATTAAGGCGGTCTGTAGTCAGGTCGCTCTCCTCGGCACGGGTGCGGACGGGAACGCTTGGGTCTGCCGTGTGGGCTGCTGTGGTCTCGCGCTCGATGTCGGCATCACTCACGCTGCCGTTTACCTTCGGGTAGATGCTGACCATCTTTGTGCCCGTATGGTCCGCCAGGCTAATGCGGTTGCTCTCCAACACTTCCTCGCTGATAATGTCTGCGATGGCTGCGATGACCGTTGTCACCTCGTAAGCCTTTACACCAGTACGGGCGGCAATCTTTTCAGCCAACTCGGCGTTGGTGATTTCGTTGTTAATCACTGCTTCGGCAAAGAAGCTGTGGCTGCCCTGCTGGGCACTCGTCGGGTTGTATTCGCGAACCCTGTACTTCACTTTACTCATTGTCGTATCGTTTTATTGGTTCAACCTATATTTCTTTTTTCAGGAAACCTATACCTTTCTTTGGCAAAAGGTATATGTTTCTTTGGCAAAAGGTATATGTTTTCTGCCTCTATATGTCGGGTGATAATGCGTTGGGGGGTTTACTCTTTCAAACATTGTTCGTTTCGTTTTATTCTCTATTGAAATGATAGCCGTACCGCTCTTGAAACATGGAGTCGATGAAGTCCGGCACGCGGTCTTCTCGCCGCTGATTCAATGTGAGCAGGTCGGTGTAGTAATTGAGTGCCGTAAGAAATTTACGGTCGTTTGGTACGCTGCCGCCCTCGATGCCGAAACGCTTCTGAGCGTATTGCAATTCACACACAAGCCGATGGTTGTGCGTGAACTCTGCCGTATTGCCCCAAACGAGCAACATGGCGCAGATGATAGCGCACGTCTCAGTGTTGACGATGGGGATGCCCGTGTCAAGTGCTGACTGATACATCGCCCATCGTTCTTTGTACTCCTTGGTGTCGAAGATGCTACTCATCCTTCTGCTCTCCCATATTTCTTACTGATTGCTCTTTCAGCATTCGCACCCTCAATGTACGATGTCTTGCTGACCTCTCTAATCATTTCGAGTACTTCCGTCAGCGAGCGACCTTGGCAGGCTGCTGCGATACGTTCACACCATTGGGCGAGATTCTCACCCTTCTGCTTTTTGTATTCCTTCTTCATCGTTCCAACCTAATACGTTATGAATGTAGTCAACGCTTTGGCGGTAGTTCTTTGATGCGATGAACTGATCCCGTCTGCGCTGCTTTGCTATCTCGTCTTGACGATGTCGCTCGCGTCGTTCTGCTTTCTGCTCACGCTTGGCTTTCTCGTCCATGTAGATGTTGTTGCGTAGGGTGGGGTCGTCGATTATTTCATTCAGCAGTCGCGTGTTGTGCTTCAGCAGGAAGTCTTTCACCACACACTGGGTTATCCAACCAGGATGAGCAAGCAATGCTTCGCGCAGACTTTCATCATCCACGCGAAGTATGTGCCGCTTCTCATCGTCCATCCCTACGACATCGTTAATCTTCAGATGCAGCTCCATTGAGCTTTGCGTTTAGGTTATCCAAGAACTCAGGCTCCTTGTCGGGATTGTCAAGGTGTCCGTTGTAACCTCGGTGCCGCAGTTCAGCAGCCAAAGCCCACTCGCTGACCTGCTCCAGTTCGCGTGACGTGGTGTAGTTCTCGTCGAAGAACTTGCGTATCTTCTCGCCCCACTCCTTTTCGATGGCGAAACGCTGATTGCCCAGCACAATGCGCTGCTGATTCAGCTTCTCCCGTCGTGTCCGCAGGTCTTTAATCTGGCGGTCAATCGCCGATATTTCTTCCTTCACTTCGCCTTGCATCATAGCAATGGCACTAATAGCCGCGCCCTTCTGACAGCGCAACTCTCTCAACTCGTTCTCAAACTCAATCTGTGTCATAGTTCCTTTTTTATTGAGATGTTATTATTGTGTGGGACTTGCACCCACGTTATTTATTTCCCTTTGGGCTTACGCCGCTTTCCCGATTGACGGGAAACGCTCAAACCTTATGTTTAGTCACACCGCAAGCGTCGGCCAACAGCGTCACCTTTTCGCAGAAGAAGTCCACTTGGTCGGCCAACTCATGCTCCGCCCAATTCCATTTCGCACGGTCCACGTTACGGTCAATCATCGCAAAGAACTCCTTGCGCTGCCCGTCTGTCACGCAACCCTCCGTCACCAGATAGGCCGTCGTTTCCTTGAACGTCTGCGCCAACTGCCTGATGCAATCCCGCATCCATTCCTTGCTCTTCGTCATCAGCAACTTGCGCCGCGTCTCAGGCTGACAGTCCTCGATGCACGTCGGTTGTCGCTTCTCTTCCCCTGGGAACGTGTCGAAGATGTAAATCCCCGACAAGTCCCTGCGTTTTAATTCTGTCATAGTTGTATGTTATTTAATGATTCATTCCCTCATACCGCTCATACAGGTCGAGGGCCATGATGATGGCTTGAACAGGGTCTATCTTGCACGAGTCTGTCTGTGCTCGCTTCACGGGGCGTTTGTTGCCACGACCGTCAACCTCCAGTACGGCATTGCCGAAGCAGAATGGCCACAGGGGACTGTTGCTAAAGCTGATGAACGGCACAGGGGCGAACATTGCTTTGTATAGATCATCCGTCGGGCCGTCAAACTCGCTGTTCAACTGGCTCACCACTTGTATGTATGGGTCGGGGTTCGCTACCTTCATCACGCTTTGCAAGAATGCCTTGAGCGTGTTGATGGGGTCTTTCGACTTGTACTTGTCATATCCCCAATACATGAACTGACAGCCCTTGCCGAAAAGCTCACCAAGTCGGTTCGTATAGAGTGACGGTTCGAATATCTGCCCAGGCGAATAGTGCAACCACCCGTCTTTCTCCCATTGCGCATACAGTGGACTGATAGCACTCTTCTCGGCCGTGGACTCTTTCACCCAGCAGTCGCAGTCGGCAAAGAACTCGGTGCCTCTGCCTGACGGGTGCTTCCTTGCCGCGAGGTATGCCGCAGTGTGTAGGTCATCGCCCTGCGAGAAGTCCAAGCCGGTGAATATTACCCAGCCCTTGTCCTTAGTGCAATCGTCAATCCTCATGTCGCGTTGCAGCGGCCTCACTTGCTCCGCCTTGATCCACTCCTGAATAATGCCGCTGCGATAGACGTTGAACAGCTTCGACACGCACTCGGCAAACTTCTGCTCGCCGTCCTGCCGTGCCTTGGCCATTTCGCGGTCGTAGAAGTCGTATTGCACGATGATACCCAGCATCGGGTTAATCTTACGGCGAAGTGCGTGCGATGTCAGGATATATTCTTCGTTGGTCTTCTCGTACTCGTCAGGCTCCAGCAGTAGGCACATCTGCGAATCGAACATCAGCTGCGGTTCTGCCTCGCCGCTTTCGTACTTGAACTCCTGAAGCAACAGGTCGTGGCGGCCACGCAGCATGTCGATGAACGGCCCCGTGGTGATGGTGCCCGCAGTGGTGGTGCCGAAGGTGAGCGGTGCGCGACGCATACCCATTGACGACTGACATACGTTGATGTGCGCTTGCATGTCGCTCTTGTTGTTGATGTAGGGGCTGCTGCCAAGCTCATCCCAGTTCAGCAGTTCGGTGTTCGTACCGTCAGGAGCCTTGCCACCACCTGTCAGCGGTACGATCATCGAGTTGCGTATCTCGTCGCGGTACTTCGGTAGCCAGTCTATCACCTTCTCCGTCATGCGGAACAGCGGGTTTCCCTCGTCGCTCACATTCATCTGACGCAGCATGAACTTCGTGCGGTTATAGAGAATCTTCGACTGGTTCTCTGTCATGGCCAGCGAATAAATCTCTGAGTTGAAATCTCCGAAGAGGAAGAACACCAACTGAATGAACGATGACAGTCCAGTCTTGTCAATCTTACGGGGGCCGTACATGATGAACTCTGCCACCATCCTGCGGAAGTCCCACACGAAGCCGTCTTTCTCGCGCTCAGTGTCGAGTAGCACATCCTTGGTGCCTTCCTCAACCTTGGTGTTTATCCAAGTGTAGAATCCGAACACCGACGCGAGCACGAACACCTGGAAATTCTGCCACCTGTAAACTTTTGCCCCTTGCGTAGATGGCAGTCGCAGACCGCCCTCCACGTATCGCCATGCCTTGCCCTGCTTGCGCCAAACGCCCTCGCGCAACCGCAAATAAAATTGCACCTTCTTGGTGTTGAAGTGGTAGGTGTTGAACATGCGGATGAACTTGCAAGCACACAACAACTCCCACATCGAGTGCTTGTCGTTTTCGTCGCCAAACACGTTGCTCACGTTCGTGGCGCAATCGTCGAAGTATGCCAGCAGCCGTTCATCAACTTCCTTTAGCCGTTTGCGCACATCCTCAGTCAGTCGCTTGCACAACAGGTCGATAGCATCCTGTTTCAGTTTGTAATAGTCTTCTGTCATTATTCAATATCTGGAATATCGTTTACGTCATCTTGTGCGGAATTGATGATTGATGTCAGGCCTGCCTTCTCGGAATCCACACCGCGCTTTGTGTCCTCCTTCACCTTCGATGGCGTGGTGGAGTAGTTCAAGCCAAGTGCCTCGAATTGCATCAGCAGCGTGCGCTGGAGTTTGTCGTAATGAGGCAGCAGCGGGTGAGCCTCGAACTTCATCTGACCCGTCGAACCGTCGCCCCAGTCGGCCAACTTGCGTGAGCCGTTGGTCAGCTCCTCCTGTATCTGGTCAAGCATCACCTCATTCATGGCCGTCGCCCTCACTTGAGGCAGCAGCCACAACTCCATCTTCGCACCCGTGCGGCTCTCAATCATCTTGCGCAGCTCCAGTTCGTATGCGTGCGCCGTTTTCTGTTTTGCCATAGTTATTTACTTTTTGGTTTTCGTCCTCTCTTATTGTGAAAAATGATGGGCAACTGCTGTGACCGTTCCCACGGATCACGATAGCGGCTCACGTCAATCTTGCGCACCGGCAACTTTCCGAAGTACGGTTCCTCCTGCCACCGCTCCCACTCATCATCGCACCAGCGTTTCAGAGGGTGCTTCGGCGTGTGCTCACTCTTGCGGCTCCGTGCTATCCGGGCGTTCAGAGCGTGACGGGTGCCCAGACAGACAAGCGTCTCCTGACTCCCGAACTCGCGCTCCGCTTCAGGTATCAGTCCCAGCAGCGGGCACTCGTTGCAACAGTCCGGCTGCTCAGGGTGAAGTTGAATATGCTTAAATGGTTTTGCTGGCATAATCGAAATTTATTCTGTTGTTCGTGGGGATAACAAGTAATTGGGTGATACGTCCGTCGGTGTCCGTGCCCCATTCCTCGGAACGTCTGCCGTTGGGCTGTAGAAAAACGAGAATTTCAAAATTTACCCTATCGAAAGGAGAT